TTTTAATTTGATTTGGATTTACAATTCCAACAATCGGAGAAGCAAACGATGGAGTAATATTATTAATAATTATATCTCCTTGTTCTTTTGGCAGACTTTCTTTTGCGTAAGGATCTGGATTTAATAATTTAGTTTTACCTTTGTATTGTTCTAAAATTCCAATGTAATATCTTTGCTTTTCTCCAAATCTTAATTCTTTCATTAACTCATCATCAGTATCATCTTGATCGCCAACAATAGATAATCTTCCTAAACAATCTTGTTTAACATCTGATGACGCATAATAAAATAAAACCATACCATCTAAATAAGATCCAGCAGAATTAACTTTAACTGCTTTAATATCTGGTCTGTATATATCTCTTGGACAAACAACATATTCTCTTTTATCAGTTACTGTTACACACTCTCCAGGATTAAAAGGCATGTTATGTTCTTTAAAATTTAAAAAATCTACTGTGGACCAAATTGGAATTTGCGGAGCTGCAAATAAAATATCTGCTGGATCACATCCAAAAAATCTTGCGTAAGCAAAAGCATGATCTCTTGTAATTTCTCTTTGACCTTTCATTTGTTTAGATACCATTGAAATATGCAATCCAACTTTTTCTGCTATTTCTGAAATATCTTTTGTTGAAGATCTAATTTTATCTGCAAGGATTTGATTTGGATTTTGATAATTAAAAAAACCTAAATCAATAATTTCTTTTTTGTCTTTGTTAAATTTAATTTCAACTTTTTTGTTACCAATCACAAGGTCATCTTTCTTATTTTTAGTTGGAATTTTTAATTTATCTCTTGAACTTCTGGCAATAGCTTGTCCTAAAAGTGTTGGATTATATTTAACTCCATCTCCTTCCATAACCCAGTCAAGTTTTGCATTAATCCAGGCTTCTTTAAAATCTTCTAATCTATTATCTGGCAATCCTTTTAATACTTCTGAATAAACAAAATCAGAGTTACCATCAAATTTTCTAATAATTGTTTTATTGTCTTTAACTTTTAAATGTAATTGGACCATTGCATTTTTATTTGCGAAAAATATTTCGTAATGATCTAATTCAAAATGCTCTCCTCTATTCAATGGTCTTGGAGACCAGGATTGGACCATTTCAGTTGCACTTTGTGGAATCTTTATTGCCATAATATAAGAAACTATATAACAACTTGTCTGCGAATTACAACATTTTTAGACTACTAGTCTTGACAAATTATCTGGTAAAACTAATAAGCTATAAATGGCTAGAAATGAGCAATATCCAGGAGTTTTAAAGACACCATACTCAATATGGCACAGAAACCAACATAATGGCATTGCATATAGTGATATTGATAAGATTTCACAATGTCCAGCATGTGGAAAAGCCTTATTTTTAGCGGATTTAATATTTAATGCCAATAATCAGTATAAAACCAAGCCTTTTTATACAAAGAGAATTTATTTAGAAATAGCAACAGCTCTACAAATACCTTTTTTTGAATTGTATTACACAACTGAAGGCAGAGCAGATAATGGACCATTGGAGAGCCTCTCTGTTCGAAGAATAGCTCCAACTAAAGGAGAGCTGCAACACATCGATTTAGATAAGTGGTTACAATATTTAGAATTTAAGGTCCAGGAACACATCAAGGTTTGCCAATCAAAAGACTACCTACTCAAAAGAATTACTGAAGATAACGAACACAATAAAAATTTTATAAGGAGGAATAATTATGTCAAAGTTTTATCTAACAGATCCTAATATTATTAATGCAGCACTAACAGATAAAGAGTTTAGAATTTATCACTATTGTTGTTCAAACTATAATGTTCAAAAAAGATCTGCCTATATTAGAATTGTAGATATAGCTGGTTTATTCCAACTAACTAAAAAAGAAGTTGAAGAGCTGCTAATTAAATTAAGTCAAATTAAGGTCAACGATTTGCCATTGATTAGTATGAAACAAGAGAAGTTTATTTCTTTTGATATGCCAAGCCATAAAAAATTTATAGAAAGTTTAGGATTTAAAAAATATTCAAATCAAGGTTTTAGAACTTTAAATGGACACTTCAAACAGATCCAGGAAGCTGAACAAAATATAGTTAGAAATTATTTATATCCAGGATTGGACCAATGGGAACTCCTGGAGAAGTTAGAAAGTTTGCCAACAGAAGAATTAAGTAAAATTAAACCAGAGCAATTACAATATCCTTGGATCTTAAAAAAATGTCAAAGATAGAACATGAGATAAACCAATATTTGTATGTAAGAAGTAATATTATTAATATTCTTGCAGATGCTGCTATTGCAGAAAGATTTATAAGAGCTCCAAATAATAGAAGATGTCCTAGCATGTATCAAATGTTAGAAACTTATTATGATAAAAAAGACTGGGGTTATCATGTTGAGCCTACTTTAAAATTAAGAGGCACTCCAAAGCAAATGCAAAATTATGATACAGCAATAGATTTACTTTTAATGATTGATACAGATATTTCTGAAGATCCAGTATTGATGCGTAAGATCTCCTGGATGAGAGCTAACAGAAACAAATGGACAAGCATTGGAAAGTATTTCGGTATTCATAGAACAAGTGTTAAGCGAATGTATGATAATGTATTGGATAAGCTATCAAATAAAATTATTACTGAAAGTGTTGACATACTAATCAAAAAGTTTAGTTAATTAACTTATCCTCAAATATTTTTAAAAAAATAAATCACATAAGATAAAAAGTTAAAACATCATAGTTGCAAAGTTATCTTGCAGCTGTAAAATAATAAGAACTGTTTTCAAACAGAATAAGATTAGCTGTTGGAACTATTTTTTTTTCTCTTTTTTTTTTCAATCAGATTAGTAGCAACAATGAAATTTAAACTGCCTTGTGAAACATTAACAAAGCAAGGAAAGAGACCTTGCAGAGCTCCAGGCATAGTATGTAAGAATGGTAGGATTAGATGTAGAGTTCATGGTGGAGCTTCTACTGGTCCAAAGTCTGCCAAAACCAAAGCAATATCTGCACAGAATATTATTAAATACAATGACCAAAGAGCTAGTAATAAACGACAAATTAACGAATAAGATTTGTACAGAATTAATGAATGGTGTTCCTCTTGCTAGACTTGCAAGACAAAAGGATATGCCAAGCTTAACCAGAATTTACAAAGAGATCACTAACAACAAATCCTTTCTTGAAAAGATAAACGAAGCAAGACGCATCGGTGCTCAAACTTATATTGAGAATGCAATGGATGAGTTGGAACATGCTGACAATCGAAACATAATGATTGTTCGTGAGAAGGTAGGATTAGCCAAGTGGTTAGCTTCTAAACTAATTCCAGTTTATGGAGATAGACAAGAAGTTAAGACTGATACAACGATTGAGATCAAGTGGAATACTAATGATAAGGATGTTGTTGATGTAACTCCTGGTGTTGAAGAGATCGGTATTATAAAGGACAAGCAAAGTTAGGTCTTGCGTCATGAGGTTTGGATATTAATAGTATCTTGCACCAATACTGCACCACTACTTAAATTTATTTAGTGATTACTTGCTAGAGTAATTGACTGTCCATCAATTAAGTAATGATTTCTCCTGGAAAAGCTTTTTAGTTTCCGCAAAAGAGGACCACACCACAAAAATGGTACTGCGTATTTAATACATATAATCATCGGTACAACACACAGACACAAACACATGACCAAAAAGATTAAAGATAAATATAAAAATGTATCGGCTTATAGCTTTACTACTTACAATAATGAACTTGTAGTTAGCTTTGATGGATTTGAAGATCAAAAAGATATTTTAGAGTTTGCGGATTTTGTATTTGCAAGAATTAAGATGAGGTATTGGCATACTGATAAAGTTCCAACATTTCACTAATGCAAGTTACAATTCCATATACTCCAAGAAAAGCTCAAGCTTATATTCATGATAACCTAGATAAGTTTCGTTATAGCCTACTCTGTTGTCATAGAAGATTTGGCAAAACTGTTTTGTGTATTAATCATTTAATCAAAGCAGCGATGACCAGTAAAAATCATCAGCCAAGGTATGCCTATATAGCTCCTACTTATAGCCAGGCAAAAAAGATAGCTTACGACTACCTAGTTCATTTTACAAAAAATATTCCAGGTATGAAATATAATCAGACAGAGTTAAGAGCTGATTTTATAAATGGTGCTAGAATTACTCTGTTGTCATCTGAAAATCCAGATAGCTTGAGAGGAATATATTTAGATGGCTGCATTATTGATGAGACTGCACAAATTAATTCAGAGCTGATTAACGAAGTTATTACTCCAGCTTTGTCTGATCGAAAAGGTTTTATGATTTTGGTTGGAACACCAAAAGGTATGGCAAATCTTTTTTATGATTATTATC